GTTCCGACTTAAGGCTGTCAACCTCCTCAGTCGGGGTTCTGCTGCTGCCGCCGCCGCCTTTGCCGCCGCCGCCTGCACCTTGGATCAGCTTTTCGTCAATCATCAGAGTGGGAATCCAGCGGAATCAGCAACTTCAAATATCAGGCCATACTTCTTACGCATACTGAATGGCAAGCCGACAAGCCGTGGATCAGTCGTTGTCTTAGCGGAGTGGTCAACATCAAAGCCACTGCTGATAACAGCTGAACCTACGAACACCCGCCCATAAGCTATCGGCACCGCTAGGCCTTGCTGGCTGGTGTTGGTAATTCCGCTGAAGCTGAAGTTCTGAATCCTGTTTGCCTCTTTCAGTTCAAGCCCTGATGGAGGCGTAGGCGAAATAATCTGCGCCACACCAGTCAGGACCAAGCCAGCACCAATGACGCCAAGAGCTGCGGATCCCGCGCCTGCATAGATACCAGTTGCCGCAGCCGTTTGAACAAGGCCAGCCGCGCTCGTGCCTAAGCCAGTGCCCCCAGCGAATAAGCCTGTTGCTCCAAACGTCACAAACGACGCACCAATCAGCAAAGCGCCAAACAAAGCACGGCCCCAGCCGCCGCCTGCGCCAGCAACTACAGGAGTGATGCTGAAGACCTCACGGTCAGACCAAGGCAGGCTCAGCACGCTGACATCATCAGGCGTTGCCTCTTGCTTCCCAACCTGCCCCCGATAGCCGACGCCATCCTTCTCACTGTCAACAAGCCACTTATCAAGGCCAGGGAAATTGACGCACAGAGCCTTGATTGCCTGGGCAGGTGTTGCCACGTTCAACTCAAACCGGCACTGGCCCAGCCGCTGCCTCAAAGCGCCGTAGACCTTAACGACTTTCATGGCGTATCGCCCGGTCTGTGGCCTTCAAATAATAGCCACCCAGTAAATCCCTAGAACTCAAGCGGCCTTGCACATGGTGCAGGATCTGCTGATCACCAAGGTAAATCGCAGCATGGTTTGGCACGGGTGATTGCAGGTTCATCAGCAGCAGGTCACCACGCTGCAGCTGCTCAATCGGCACCCGTGAAAACCCTTCCTTAGCAAAGTTCTCCACATACATGTTCTCTCCGTTGTGCCACCACTGGTCACGGCGGTGATAGTCGCTCAACACAATGCCGTACTCACGCTGGAAAAAATCACGCACCAAGGTGTAGCAATCCACAATGCCGTGTACAAACTCACGGCCTACATACTGCAGCTCAAAACCGTCTGGCTCGCAGTACCCCCAGCCCTCAGTTTTTGGGTTGACGATAAACCAGGGCAAACCGGACTTTTCACAGGCAACACGATCAGCCTCTGACGGCCTGGGGTTGGTCACAGGATGGCTGTGAACGATTGCCACTACTTCGCCTTTGTCCTCCACTTCATGCCAGCCGTCCAGCACAAAATGCTCGTCAGGTGTCTGGGCAATGTTGCGGCAGGGAAAGTATCGACGCCTGCCTTTCACCACAGCGACAAGGCCGCAGGCTTCCTTAGGGAACTCATCCTTTGCGTGCTGCAGGATGTCCGCCTGCATTGCGTCAGTCAGCTTCATCGTGTCAAGCCAGCCCCAGGGAAAGAGCCAAACGGCAGCGTTCCGTTTTCACCAAACCGCAGCTTGCAAGATGAAAGACGCTTACCGCACACATCTTCAGCCAACGTGCTGACGCTATTGCCATTCACATCAAAGAAGTTGCTGCCGGTGTAGCTGCACTCACTGCTCCTGTAAATCCATTGGCAGATGTTGGCGACGATCTGCCTCTTTGGCAGCTTTTGGCCCACAAGGTCAAACTCACTTGCTAACTCAAAAACCACCATGTCACGGGTTTCCATTGACTTGCGGTTGATGCGCCAAATTTCGGTAGGGAACCTAGCGTTTGGGTCCGCTGTTGACTCACCGTCTAAGTAACGCTTTAGGGTGCGGATCCGTTTCACTGTTGCACCCGTCAGATCATTGCCTGCTGTCGTGGCATTAACCAGCGCAAGCAACGTCGTCATCGTGCCGTCAAGGTTGGCAACGCTCAACGTCGGTTGAGGCAGGCTGCCGCCTGATGTCATCTCAAACCCTTCAGCGATTACAGGGAAACGTGTGTAGGCATTGCTGTCAAATGTGATGTTGCCCGAAACATCAGCATTGCTGCCAGCGTGAAACCTATAAACGTCAGAACTGCCGTGCAGTGTGCTGTCAAGGTGCAGCTCGAACAGCTCAATGATTGCGCTGGGAGCAAGAACAGAAACGTCCTCATAAACGCTGCTGATCGCAGTCCAGACAACAGTGTTGTCAGTGACTGTGCTGGCGACATCCGTTGGCCAGCTCGGCTCACTGCTGGCAGACGTGCCAGCTGTTGTGCAGCGAAACCACAGGCCACTGTCTTGGCTTGTGGTAGCCCTGCGTATGTCACCAACAGAAAAAGCGGTGCTGGCTGCCCAGGCTGCAACTGCTGCCATTACGGTTCAAAAACTTGGCGGAACGTTGCGTTGATTGTGGCGCGGTTCAAGTATGGGATTGATTTGCTCCAGCTTTCACAAACAAACTTAGATGCGCTGCCCTCACCTGGCGGGGTGAAATCAAACGACGCTGAATCATCAGCACGGGCATCAAGGAAGGTTTCAATCGTGTCTGCGTCAGTTTCTGAAACCTCAAAGGTCAACTGATAAACCTTTGGGTTTTGGTTCAGGCCGTACTTGAGCCTGAGTTCAAATCCATCACCAAAGCGCACAGTCCTCGTTGAAGGGCTGCTGCGCTTTTGGAGGCCATACGTTGGCGTTATAGACGGGAAAGTTGCCATCAGACGGTTGCAAGAAGGCCGCCAGGCCGTTTCTGTTTAATCAGTTCCAGTTGTACTGCCAAGCCGATTGCCTTGCCAAGCGAAGCGCCTTGGCCATTGCTGGAGTCAGCAGAGGTTTCACCGGCGCTGACATTGACTGTGATTGTTGTGCTGCCCATGCCGACACCATTTGGCAGGATCGTGCCAGCACGGTCTGGGACAAACAACTCAGGGCCACGCTCGCCCACCACTGATGGGCGGCCAACAGGCGGGCGACCACCATTGGCAAAGCCAGGCAGGGCTGAAAAGATGCCCAACCCAGTGCTCTTGAGCAGGGTGTTGATGCCAAGCTGCATCATCTGACGTGCAACGTTGTTGAGCACGCCTGAAAGCGCCTCCGTGGCGCTCTTGGCTTGCATCAACGAATCAACGATTGCTGTGCTGATTGTTTGTCCGGCCTGCTCATACAAAGCGTTGAGCCGTTGTTGGTTTTCAAGCAGTTTTTGCGCGTCATCCTTTGCCTTTTCAAGCTCAAATGCTTGGCTGAATGGCACTCCTTGCTTGACAAGGTCAAGGACACGTTTTGTGAAATCAGCGAACTCCTGCCCTTTTGTTGCCGCAACGTCCAGCAGCTGATTCTCTTGCTCTCTGGCTCTAATGATGTCTTGTGTGGCCGCTCGCCTTTGTTGGGCCTGTAAAACTAATTTAGCGTTTGCTTTTTCTGCTTTTTCAAGTGCAATTTGTTGAGGTGTTTTCGCTGCAGGTTGTTGAGTTTTTGGCGGCAACTTTATCGGTGAAGTTCCTTTTGGTGTTGGCCCAATGTCCGCAGCACTTGGCGGCAGCTGGCCAGGCACAGCTCCACGAGCAATCGCTAGGCGCCTGCTTAGCTCACGTTCTAACGTTTCTTCAAAGAAAGCATTTGCTTCAGCTGAACGGCCAAGACTCCCAGGAGTTCCAAACTTGGCATTTGTCTGCAGTGTTGCTGCCTGCGTTGCCAGTTGACGAGCCCGGACCGTTTTGCCGCCAGATGCAACATTTTCAACAACGTTGCCAACTGTGCGGGCAACACCAGCCAACAAAGTGCCAAGGCCACGGATCAGTGGCTCCAGTTGTTTGATGACAGTGCCAAGATCCTGAATCGAATCTGTGATTGCAGGGATTGCACTTTCTGTGAATGCAACCTGCAGGTCCTGCACCTTGTTCTGGAAGTCTTTGATTTTTGCTGCTGGGCCACCAAGGGCCTGGGCCAACCTGTCAGCCCCTTCAGCCTCAATCCGCTTAAGCGCCTTAATGACAATGTCGCTGGTCAGCAAGCCTTGCGCTGCATATTCCTTCAGGTCACCAGCGGCAACACCTGTTTCATCAGAGATGGCCTGCAGTACCAACGGGGCCTGCTCTGCAATGCTTCGGAACTCATCTCCTCGCAAAGCACCAGAACCTAACGCCTGTGACAACTGCGTGAACGCAGCGGATGCTTCAGCAGCTGTTGCACCACCAAGGACAGCTGCAGTCCTGAAGCCACCAAATGTTGAGGTGATGTCTTTTAGCGAAACACCTAATGGACGCAAACGTGCGAACGCATCAGCCAAGGATTGATTCGCTTCTGTTTGGCTGAGGTTGAACTTTCGGGCTGCTGCAGCTGCTGCACTTTGCAGCTGGCCTACTTCACCAAAACGCTGCCCAAGCAACTTGATGCGGCGCTCTGACTCAAGCCGCTGGATACCAGTCTGGACGCTTTTGAAGGCTGCAAATCCAATGACAGCCTTGCCAACACTTCCACGCAGGCCACCCATGGTCCTGCCCAATCGGGCAGTGTTTTTCTCAAGATCACGGACAACATTGATGCCCCTGCGTCCCATCAGGACAAGGGCAGCCTCAACACGCTTTGTGCTTCTGCGTGCTTTGTCAAACTGTTCCTCAACCCTTTTCGTCTGCCTTTCTACCTTTCGCAGAGGGTTGATGGCCCTTGCGGCTTCGACGATTAGTTCAACCGAAGCCCTTGCCATGACTACTCAGCAATAGCCGAAGTCTACCGCCGCATTTGCTTTGCACGCTGCATCGCTTGTTCTTCAAGTTCTGCCTTCAACTCAAAATAAGCAGCGAAGTGAACAAGCTCCGCATCGGTCAGTTCCGTGCGGAGCCTGCTGACTGTCATGCTCAACTCGCAGGCCAGGTGGAACTCAAAGAAAGTCCACTTGTCCTGCTTCAGCCTTTTTTTGCTTCCTCCAGCTCAGCCTCTTCGCCAAGGCCAAACAGAAACAGCTCAATCTCATTCAGCACAGACTCAGGAAGCTGGCGTTGCAGCTTGTTTGCATCAGCAGCAGCGAAAGCCTTGGTGCCATCTTCAAGCTCAGCGATTTGGCACAGCATGTTGGTACTGATGTCCAACGCCTCTTCTGTGCCAGCAAGCTGCTGGGCTTTCTTGCGGTCTGCGCGGGTGATGGGCTTGAAGTACAGGTCAATAACCTTCTCTCCAGCCGCATTCTTCAGTTCAAACTTGCGGCGCTGGTTGAGGTCAAAGGCCCCAACCAGCAAATCAACAGTGCGATTACCAGCAGGCATTTAGGCGACACATTTGTCACCAAAACTATAGCCTCATCACTCAAGGTTGCCGGTGATGGTGCCGCTGGTGATGAAGTTGCAGGTCACGATGTCAATCTCGCCAACAGTGGAAGTGATTTCCATGTCGGTGATGATTCCAGCAAAGCTCACAGAATCGGTGCCTGAACTCGTGCCAGTTGTGAACAATTCAAACGTGGCGTCCGCAGGATCTGCGGTCGTCAGAACGTCTTCAAGGAAACCAGCCTGGCCAGTGGCGTCAGGGTCATACACCAGCTCAACAGTGCCAGAGCCGCTGATCATGCTGCCAACGAAACTGCGGAAGGTGTCGCCATGCTTGGAGACATCCA